AAAGATCGTGGGCAGTTCAAGATCAAGAGCAGCCCGACACAAGACAGGTTGCAACTGATCGGTGCGCTGACTGAAGCACTGCACAAAGTTGTTAAGGATGGATATACATCATGAGCGGAGATCACAATATGAACCAATGTAAACAAAACCCAGAAGTAGAGCAATACAAAAGCCAGATTGAGCGGCAATGCGTTGAGATGCAATGCACGATTGACCTGCTGAAGGCAACGGTAGAAACACTATATATGCGCCTCAAGCCGGTGATGGCAGATATTCCGATCCGTACAGCCTCTACTGAGGTATCGCCAGTGGCTTCACCGCTCGGCCTGTCCATCCATCAATACCGACAACAAACCACAGCCGTCATTGATGAGCTCGCACACATTATTGAAAGTCTTGAGATATGACTGACAGAGAACTGATGCAGCAGGCGCTGGATGTGTTGGACTACGAAGCGGAATGCGGCAATGATGACGCCTATCATCCGCTGCGTGACGCCCTGCGCGAGAGGCTGGCGCAGCCCAATGACTTCAATCCAGACTGGGACGCAATGGCTGTCATGGTTGAAGAACAGCAGCGCATGGCAAAACGGATCGACGAGCTAGAAGCACAGCAAAAACCCTGGGTCAAAACATACTCTGGTGGGCAACCGAACTACACCGTACCGCCGAATCGCACGCCTGTAGCCTGGCGAAAGAACTATCAAAATTCAGGCTATACGTATTTCGATGAGCGCTGGCCGTCTGTTTTTGTCCCTGAGAAGTCTGAACCACTGTGGAGATAGCATGGACTGGAAACCTACACCTGAACTCAGGCTTGTGAAAAAAACCATCAAGGAACAAGTCGATCATACGTTCATGAACGAGCGAACCATCCAGGTTCTAGAGCAACTTTGGGCAATGGAAGGCTTCAGAGACGGCGATAGATACGTGATCGAAACTGAGTGGCGTCCTATCCCGGAGGTGTCATGAAGTATTACAAGTTCAACTTTTCTGAGTACCGCGGGATGACTAGAGATCTTCCCGACGCGGAGGATCTAGCCTTCCGACGGATGATTGATTTGTACTACCTGGGAGAAGCTCCTCTACCGCTAGATCATGCTGCGTTAGAGAAGGCTGTAGGACTGGACTGGGACTGCATAGAACCGGTTCTGAGGGACTACTTCCACCCGACCCCAGAGGGATACGTCAACTACTGCTTCCAGGAGGATGTAGACCGCCGCAAGAAGCGTACAGATGATCTCCGACAACAAGGGAGGCTCGGTGGTCGGCCAAAGCTTGCAAAGTCGAAGTAGTTGTACTAGGATGTTTTTCAGCGCCGTGGAAAGCGCATAGGTTGGGTTTGAAGCAGTCTCCATTGGGGGCGGTCTCAGGCCCGTACTCTACCCAGCAATTGGGTGGCCCGACCCGGAATTTCCACTCTGGGATCGTCCACCAATGGAGATTGTTATGCCAGTCAAACTTCACGCAACCAATGCCATCAGAGCTTGGGGCGACGGATACGGATCTGTCGTCATTGAGGAGTATTACAACTATAAGATTGCTTACTCAGTGAAGATACACATTGGTCAGCTAGAAAGACTTTTGGAAGAGCTTGACCGACTTAAGCATGAGGCATATCACGGCCCAGTTTCCGACACGCCAAGGGAATGAGCCATGCACTACTTCAAGCTACATATAGGTGACTACGCGCAAGCGACAGCGCACCTTACGTGGCTGGAGGATGCAGCGTACCTGCGATGCCTTCGTAAGTACTACTCCGACCACGGTTTGCCTGCAAACAGCAGCGAGGTTCAACGTCTTGTAGGCGCTCGGTCAAAGCAAGAAAAAGATGCGGTCGATCGAGTGCTGAAAGAATTTTTTTTCATCGACGGAGATTTGTATAGAAATAGCCGAGCCGATAAAGAAATTTCTGAGGCTGTAGATAAGTCATTGAAAGCAAAGGGATCTGCTAACAAAAGGTGGATGCGTTCGCATAGCGATGGCATAGCGGACGCAGAGCCTTTGCAGTCCGAAGGCAATGCTATCCATTATCCATTATCCATAATCCAAGAACCAATAAAGAAAAGAAGTAACGCAAAGCGTACCTCCATATCTAAACCAGAAGATGTTTCAGACCAGGTTTGGGAAGACTTTCTTGACGTCAGAAAGAAGAAGTCCGCCCCGATGACGTTGACTGCCTTGACGATGATTTGCGTTGAAGTTGAGAAGTCTGGCCTGACCCTTGAGGAAGCGCTGAAAGTTTGCATCCAGTACAACTGGCAGACATTCAACGCAAAGTGGTACGCAGAACGAAAGCCTAAAGCGCAAGAGAACTGGGAGGCCGCAGGATGGAAATAATCCGCGACATTGACATTGAGGCGTACTACGAGCCTCGGGAGATGTCCCGCAAGGTTCGGGATGTCATTCACTACCAGAGCGACTTTGAAAGCATCATCTCTGCGCCGCAGAAGCGCGGGATCACTCTTCCTTGGTCGAAGTCTTGGGATGACTTTGAGTTCCGTCCTGGTGAGGTGACGATCTGGGCAGGATCTAACGGTTCTGGCAAGTCTATGCTTACCACCCAGGTTGCGTTGAGTCTCTGCAAGCAAGGCCAGAAGGTTGTGATTGCCAGCTTCGAGATGACTCCGGTTCGGACGTTTGAGCGTATTGCCCAGCAGTTCTATGCGAAGAACTTTCGAGCGCCGCAGTTTGGGAGCCTGGATGATTGGTTCGACAAGAACCGGATTCGGATGGTGAATGCGCTGAACAAGAAGATGTATTTATACGACCAGCAGGGATCTACGTCCCCGCGGGAAGTTATTGCTATGTCGAGATACTCAGCGATAGAAGTTAAGTGTCAGCACATAATCATCGATAACTTAATGAAGTGCGTTGCCGGTGAAGATGACTACAACGGTCAAAAGATATTCGTGGATTGGTTAACAGCGATTGCTCGGGATCATCAGATTCATATTCACCTTGTTCATCATATTCGCAAGAGTGGTAGCGAAGAAGATCGCCCGAACAAAATGGATATTAAGGGATCAAGTTCAATCACAGATCAGGTTGATAATGTTTTTATCGTTTGGAGGAATCGTAAGAAAGAGAATATGTTGAAAGATGGCAAAACAGTTAGCGAAGATGTGCCCGATATGTTGTTAATGTGTGAGAAACAAAGAAACGGAGCTGCTGAGGAACGGTACAAACTTTGGTTTCACCGAGACTCTTTGCAGTATCTGGAATCACCGGAAGGTGTACCGATGGCTTTTGATGATGCCGGGGATTTTTGAAACCGGAGAAGATTTGTATAGGCACCAGTGTTTAGTCCGCTGGCTGATTCGGTATCGAATGCAAGACCGGACAAGAGCACATGAGTGGCTAAACAAATGGAACGAGAAACATCCAGGGTCTAGGTTAGAAGAAGATACTAAAACCCAATGGTTTCGAGGAAACAGGGGCCAACAAGGAGAGTGGAAATGAGCAAGGTTAATTTGAGTGACTTTCAAAAGCGGTTCTTACTCGGTTCTGGAGCGCAGCAGACTCTGTACACCCAGAAGGAGTTTGACGAAGCTCTAGCACAGGCGAAAGCAGAGATCATGGCTATAGCGATAGAAACCTCTAAGCAGGCGGTGATGATTGAACGTGAAGAGTGCGCCAAGATCTTGGAAGCCGAGATGCCAGAGCAGGACGTTTCGATACGCGGAGTATTAGAAGTTATGGCAGATCGAATCCGTAACCGCATACCGAGCCAGAGACAATGATTACGTTGCCGTGGCCTCCGTCAGTGAATACCTACTGGCGAACATTCCGCGGTCGAATGATCATTAGTAAAGCGGGGAGAGAATATCGACAAGCAGTATCAAGTTTGATTCAAGGCAGTTGGCGATATACCAAAAGCGTCAAAGTAACGATAACAGCGTACAGGCCAGATAATCGAAAGCGGGACCTTGATAATCTTTTGAAGGCGACGTTAGACAGTTTAACGTATGCCGGTATCTGGGAAGATGATTCTCAGATTGTAGATTTAAGGATTGTCTGGGGTGACATCGTAGCGGGCATGTTGAAAGTGGAGATTGAAAGTGTTGACGACCCAAGAACAGTACAAGATCGTAAAACAAGTAAGTCAGATGATTCGAAGGGACAGACAGCGACGAACTAAAGTAAAACAACTGAGTATGTCGACAAAGACTGCAAAAGAGTTAGAACAACGAGACTTTGAACAACTGAAAGACTTATTGAAGGAACTAGGATGAACGATCCACACAAAGCGATTGACTTCATGATTGCCAAAGCGAAGAGTTATGCGCAGGCAAAAGCGAACCGTATGTATCTCGAAGAGTTTCGCAAGTCTAAGAAGGCTTTACTCATGAAAGAAGCCTTAGCCCGCGGGTATGAAGCGGTGAACGCCCAAGAGAGGGAGGCGTACTCAGACGTTGAGTACCTAGAGATCCTTGCGGGTATCAAAGAAGCGGCACGAGAAGAAGAAGAACTGAAGTGGATGCTCGAAGCCGCACGGATGAGGGTTGACGTCTGGAGAACCGAGCAAGCCACGGCAAGAACCCAGGTGAGTGCGACGCTATGAACGTCAAGCGGTACATGCGCGAAGTCGCAGAGATGGGATGCATCGTCTGTCAGCGCATGGGTTACCCAGGTACGCCAGCGGAGCTGCATCATCCGCGAGCCGGAACCGGAACCGGGAGGCGGGCGAGTGACTGGGACGTTATCCCGTTATGCCCGGAACATCACCGCGGCAAAACCGGGATCCACGGTCTGGGAACAAAGGGTTTTCCAAAGCACTGGGGCTTTGACGAACAAGACCTACTGTCCGAAGTGCGTAGCAATGCCTCTAAAACCGCTTAAAACGGCCTACAAGCGATTTTCGGGTCAAAGTCGGACTTCGTAGTCCAAACGCTTCCAGAGCCTTCTAGAGCCTGTATTTCATGCAGAAGGTTGTAGACAAATGTTTCACAAAAAATGAAACGATTAGGGTTTGCCCTAGTAAAAAAGGGCTTGCAGGGGTATGTGATCTAACGTACAGTTACATCCATCGCATCAATACCTGATGCGTAAACAGCGAAGGAAAGCGAAAATGATCACCACCAAAATTGACGAACTCGGCGCTCTTCTGTCCCAGATCAAAGCTCTGACCGAGCAGGCTGATGCGATTAAGGACGAGCTGAAGGATGAGGCTAACCTGTCTGGTCAGCGCAAGTTTGAGGGTGACGGGTTTGTGGCGACGTACATCGAAGCCAATCGTTCAACCGTGGATTGGAAGGCGATCGCTAAGGTGCTGAACATCCCTGCGGAGCTGATTGCTGAGTACACCAAGACCTCCGCGGTGTTCTCGGTCAAGTGCGAAGCGAAGTAATCAACCGGGGCTTCGGCCCCATAGGAGACAGCGATGAAAGTGAATGCAGCTAACCTGGCTAAAGCCCTAGAAGCGATGAACTGGGTCATCAAGCAATCCGACGCACCAGAGGGCTTAAAGTACCGTGATCTCTTCGATGCACGAATCAACATCCTAGTGGCCCTTAAAGGTTTAGAGGTAAAGGTTGAGGAGGCGGAGAAGTGACTCCGCTCATCCAAGAGTTTGTGGCGGCCAATCCCGAGGATGCCATCAACCATCACTGGTTTGATATGACCGCCGCTTATAAGCACGAGCAGACCATCAGCGGCGAGGTGCTATCCCGGCCCTTGCCGTACCCCAAGACGGCGCTGGTGTGCGCCTACGAGAACAAGAAGGCCCTGATCTTCGTGAGCCGCTCTGGTGATCTCACTGGCGTTGCTGGGGTGCAATTCGACGGCAAGCGATATCACGACATCGCCGGGTTCATGTACCTCGTGGACGACGAGGGGATCAAGGTCAGACACCGGGACGGTACGCCGTTCGACTACCGCACTAGTCATGCGACTGGGGTATTGGCTTTCATCGCGGCTTTCCTTGAGTCGCTGGAGACCAACCAGGCCACGGGTCACCTGCCGGTAAAGCGATCCAACCACGAGAAGAAGATCCGCCAGGGTAAGGTGCCTACATACGATTGGACGACCGTAGTCATCGAGCCGACCAAACCAAGGGGCGAGAGTAGAGGGGGGACTCACGCAAGCCCGAGATGGCATGAGCGCCGCGGCCATTGGCGAACGATAAAAAAGACTGGGAAAAAGAGCTGGGTGAAAAACTGTGAGGTGGGGGACAAATCCCTCGGTGCCGTATTCCACGACTACAAGGTGCAACATGAAGCCACAAGTAAGTGAGACGTATCAAAGAGAAGGTGTCTACGCTACGATCAAAGGGGTTAAAACCTTCGAGGTTAGGCCAGATCTGGATCTAAACTCAGACCAGTACGTTCTCATAGGCCCACGGCATAAATCAATTCACCGCGGGTACTACGAAGCGGTTAAAGAGGGTATAGCTCTAGCCTCACAAGCGTAAAGGTTCGATAGAAATAATTCATTGTACTGCTCGGATAATGAAACATAGAATTACACCATCAACACAGGAGAGCGACATGAAAGCGAAGATCAGCGGAATTCCTTGCATCATCCAGGCAAACGACGACGGTCTTGAGGTGTTAGATCGGAAAGGTTACCCGGCAGAGTGGCTTGCGAGGAAGGCAACGTCACAAGAATGGGCGCAGATCGAAGCCATGTGGGAAGAGATCATGCAAGACGAGCGGGGCTACTGGAAAGCTGTTGACAGAGTCTAAAATCTGAGTCACAATTACATCAAAGCGAAGGAAAGCGACATGAAATCAATTCGAGCGGTCTTAGACAATGCCTTCTGGGGCGTGATTCCGTCAGAAGAGCTAGAAGGAAAATCACCGTTCTGGACGATGAGCGATGAAGAAGTCATGGTCTGGTGGGGCAAGATTGCGTCTGGTTACGACCTCGGCGTTGACATCGACTGGTTCTCAAAAACCTGCATCCCGGTACTCAAAAAATATGATTGACTACGTCGAAGGTTTGCTAGACATCAAGAAAACCCTCAAGGATATCGAAGATGCGATCCTCAAGCAGCGAATCCGCGAAGCGAGACTCCTCCTATCCGATCTCAGGCATTTGGCGGGAGAGACAGACTCGCAACTGGTGCGTCAGTTTGATCAAGCATGAGGATTTTGGAGTAAGCTTAGTTTTGGTATTGGGTTGGTTAGCACTAGCTATGATCCCAGCCGGGGGTGGATAAAAACACCGGCAGCTCATATCATCCTCTTTAGTGTGTCTCCTCAAGGATGAGTGTGAGCCGACAGCCCGGAAAGACGGGCCTAACACGCATGGGGATGGGCGCTAGCGGTGAGATTATGTGGCGTCACTCTGTCCGTACCGGAGTCCCCAGCCGTGTTAGTGAAGTTGCAGCCACTAACCAAAAACCTTTAGGGAATACGATGAAATCGGAAACCGTTATAAAACAAGAAAAGGTTCCAAAAAAGATCGGTAGACCAAGCAAGTACACACCAGAGATCGCAGCAGAGATATGCGAAAGACTCAGTAACGGAGAACCGCTACGTCAAATCTGCCGCGATGACCATATGCCAGCTTGGCAGAAGATCTATGAGTGGATGGCTAAGGATGCTGCTTTGGGTGAGAGCGGCACAGATCTTTCGGGAGCAATCGCGCGTGCGCGGGATCAAGGCTACGACGCTATTGCGGAAGAGTGTTTATTGATTGCAGACACTCCACAGTGGGGCCAGAAGCAGGTGATGTCTGATCAGGGCACTTCAACGACGGTTGAGGATATGCTGGGTCATAGGAAGCTACAGATTGAAACTAGGCTGAAGCTCCTCGCAAAGTGGAACCCAAAGAAGTACGGCGATCGAGTAGCGCTTACCGGGGCAGCAGACGGATCCCCGATCCAGGTAGAGTCAAGACACGTATTTGACACGGTATTGAAGAATCTAGAAGCGACAAGACAGATTGAGGTGAATGATGACTAAGACGGTAAAAGAGCGCGAGCAACAGAAGGCGAAGGAAGAGATCAAAGATCTTGCTCTAGTTGAGAGGATTGAGTCGCTAGAGGCAGAGGTACGGGTTCTAGTAGCGTTGTGTCGTAATCTATCTCAACGGATGATTGCTGGTGTCAAAACGTGACAATACGCTATACAAGGGCAGGGTCTGGGAATATATCAGGCTGAAGCTTCCGCGGGCTTCCGAGTTCAAGGTAAGCGTATATACGTTAGCGTGCAGAGGATTAGCGCTGGACGGGTTTAACAAGCCGGAAGGCGTATCTGATAAGGCGTGGGTAAAACAGCACATAGCCTGGACAAAAGCTTACGTAGCGAAGAACAAGGCGACTGGTAAAGTCAAGAAGGTGGCTGGGATGGACCCAAACACCGATGCGTTCCTCTCGTCTTATGAGTGGCGCAAGCTAAGGATGCAGGCGATCATCAAGTATGAGCGCAAGTGTATGTGCTGCGGTGCAACGCCGGATACAGGCGCTGTGATACATGTAGACCATATCAAGCCGCGGAAGTTGTTCCCTGAGTTGGCCTTAGAGTTAGATAACCTTCAGGTGTTGTGCCACGAGTGTAACCACGGCAAGGGCAACTGGGATCAGACAGATTGGCGTCCAGAGCCTCAAGAGACGTTTGAAGAGATGCAAGCCTTTGCTGAACGCCTAGCACGTGAATGAACGTCCTCGAGATACTTAAAGACCCGCAGACTCGGGCAGAGTTTGAGAGGCTTCCCGCTCAGGATCAGATAGCCTTTGGTTGGAGGGCTAACTGGTTGATCACTGCTCACAAGCACCAGATCCTGCCGCCTGGAGACTGGTGGTCAATATGGTTGATGTTAGCCGGTAGGGGTGCGGGCAAGACTAAGACCGCGGCAGAGCAGGTTGGTTGGTGGGCGTGGAGCTACCCGAAAACCCGGTGGTTGGTTGCGGCTCCTACAAGCTCGGACGTCAGGGCTACGTGTTTTGAAGGCGACAGTGGTCTGCTTAATGTAATCCCTCCTGAGCTTGTGCTGGATTACAACAAGGCGTTGCACGAGTTAAAGCTCATCAATGGTAGTTTGATCAAGGGTATTCCTGCGAGTGAGCCGGAGCGCTTCAGGGGCCCGCAGTTTCATGGTGGCTGGGGTGATGAGGTCGCTGCCTGGGACTACCTTCAAGAAGCGTGGGATCAGATCCAGTTCGGGTTGCGATTGAAGCTCCCGGACATGAAAACCCGGATGATAGTCACAACGACGCCGAAGCCGAAAGATCTGTTATTAGAACTGATTGGTCGAGAAGGTGACGATGTAGTCATCACTCGAGCGAGCACGTATGCAAACTTAAAGAATCTCTCTGAGAACTTCCAGAAGCAGATTTTGAGTTACGAGGGTACAAAGTTAGGTAAGCAGGAGATTCACGCTGAGATCATAGATCCCGAGGACGGTGGAATCGTCAAGCGTGAATGGTTCAAGCTTTGGCCTGCGGGCAAGGAGTTCCCGCGGTTTGAGTACATCGTTCAGAGTTACGACTGTGCGACCTCTGAGAAGACGCACAATGACCCGACGGCTTGCGGAACTTGGGGAGTATTCAAGCCGACTGATGGCCCGATGTCGGTCATGCTCTTAGATTGCTGGCAGGATTTCTTACAGTACCCGGATCTCAGGGAAAAGGTTCAGGAAGAGTACGAGGTGATCTTCGGGGAAGGTAAGGACAAGAAGCGGGTGGATACGATCCTTGTTGAGGATAAGTCCGCCGGGATTAGTTTGATTCAGGATCTGAGGAGGGCGCATCTTCCGGTGTCTGGATATAACCCAGGTAATGCTGACAAGATCCAGCGGATGAATATCGTCAGTCACATTATTGCTCGGGGAAGGGTTTGGATCCCTGAGAGTGATCGTAGAAAGGGTTTTGTAAAGGACTGGGCAGAGCCTTTAGTGAGTCAGGTTTGTGCGTTCCCTGAGTCGACTAGGGATGACTTTTGCGATGTGACGTCCCAGGTCTTGAGGTGGTTAAGGGATGCCGGTTGGTTAGAAGTCGATCCGCCGCCTCGGGATGATTATGACGAAGACGATTATGTAGATACGGGCAGGACGAGAGAGAATCCGTATGCTGCGTAGACTTGACGGCGGTATAAAAGTATGATGCTAACAGGAGGGCGCTATGGACCTTGCTGACCGATTAGACCGTTATATCGCATCAAAATCTCGTAAGCCGGATCCGTTTGCGTCTGACACGGATGCCATGCGGGATCAATTAACTTCTGGCGGGATGTCAGAGGATCAGGCATTCGATCTGGCATTAGCGATGGCTCGGGAGCGTGAGCGGGCTAGAGACGTCCCGGAGGAGAACATTCTCGGCGGAGATATGTCGAGGTTGTTCCAGCAGGATCCGACGTTCGTAGAGAGGCTTAAACAGCTTCCTGCGCAGACTCTCGGTGCTGGTCAGGCTTTAGCGTCATTGGGTAGTGCTGCGGCATTATCGGTGCCCTCGATGGTTCAATCGCTGGTTACTGGCGAAAAAGACCCGTTAGGCATGATGAAACGCCAGATGTACGTGCCGACTACCGAAGAGGGCATGGGTGCGTTGTCTGCGGTAGCTGAATTGATTCCAGAGATCCCTGCAATGCCCCAGGTTCAGTTACAGGCGTTGCAGGCAATTCCGGCGGGCGCAGCAGCAGCGCAGGCTCAGAGGGGCTTGCAGGGCGGTTTAAGGGCTGCACAGCCTATGTTAGCTGAGGGTGCGGAGAGGATTCTAGGTGCTCAAGGTTTAATGATGAAAGCAGCCCCGGAGGGGGGCGTATATGAAACAATCCAAGAAGGCCCGTTCTACAGAGTCAAATCAAGATCTGCTCAAGAGGCTGGATCAAAAGATAGAGGGGTACGAGAAGAAGTACGGGCAGGTGAAGGTGCCCCAGGATCAGGTGGAGGCGATGTTCCGCAACCAATATCGGACGAGGCGGTTGGGCAGTTAGTTAAGGACCCAACAAATTTTGTCAGGAAGTCTGTAGAAGACTACAGTCAAAAAACGCTTGGGCAGAAGTATGAACTCCCGGAAATGCCGGAGTCGAGCCTAGCGAAGCAGTCTGCGATTGGGCGAACCTTTCAGATTGCGGCAGAAGGTGGTGACGACTATAAGCAGGCTGTATTCAATGCTTATGGTAGTAAGTTCCCTGAATTGGTTGAGTCAACTGGTGCCAAAAACTACGATCAGTTGATGGAGGCCGCTTATAGGCAGTTAGCTAAAGAGACGGCAGATCAATTTAGAGCGCTGCCGGTAAATATGTCGTATCACCGTGCTGGAGAGGGGAACTACCGTTCCAGTAACGAGATGTTGCGTGACATATATGGCAATCGTCATCTGTATGTATACCAGGGTGGCGATATACACGATTTTCTCAATGCGGTAGATCCTGCGACCGGGTTGAATACAAACGAGATGTTTCGTGCAGTGCATGATTTTTATGGTCATGCCATACATGGGAACTCGTTTGGGCCTAAAGGCGAAGAGATTGCATACGGAGCGCATTCGCGGATGTTTTCGCCGTTAGCAAGAATGGCGATGGCAAGTGAAACGCGAGGACAGAACTCGTTTGTGAACTACACGCCTGTCAATGCTCCGTTGAAGCAAAGGATTAACAAGCTGAATGCGGCTCGTTGGGAAGCAAGCAGGCGCGGGTTAACAAAAGATATCGCGGACATTGATGCCAGTTTGAATGAAGCGTGGAAAGAGTTTCAGTTTGCGCCGCAGAAAAGTGTGTTGCTACCGCCGGAGTTTCTTGATCTAGGGTACAAAGGCGGTATGCCGGAGTACGTTCAATCTTTGAGTAAACCTGCCGCGGGGACGACGGCATCGGAAATGCTGACGCACTTCAGTCATTCTCCTGATATTAGGTTTTTAGATCCGCTGAAGTATGGAAGTGGTATTGCTGGTGAAGAGATGAATCGTTTGAAGTATGCGATGAATCCAGTCATGGAAAGATTGTATGCGTATACCGGAGATCCTTCTAGAGTAAAGCCTGAACCCGGTTTAGGTCCGTATAGGTACGGAGCTAAAGGGGAGAGTTTGTATGACGTTATGGCGGATCCTATGAAGTTCCGTGTGCTTGCTGCGGAGGCGAACAGGATTCCGTATACGTCGCAAGCAAACAAAGGTTTGACTGACCCGTTTCAAGCGTTTACAGACGTTGAAAGAATGGTCAAAGAGTACGGTTATGAAGGGATGATGAACCCGGAGCAAGGTACGGCGATTCTTTACCGTCAAACACCGGTACAGCGATTCAAGAAAGGCGGCTTAGTTCAAGCGTTTCAGGCTGGTGGAATAGTTAAGGGTGCTGTAGCCGGAGCGAAAGCCGGAGCAAAGGGTGCAAAACAAGCGTCAGACGCTGCAATCAGAGTTTCCAAAAAGTTAGAGGAAATTTCTGAAAAGCCAGTTGCCACGCCTGCGGAACTTGATAAAGCTATTCAGCAGTCATCAAAGCGGATAGCCAAAGATAATCCAAAGCTTTCTGAGCAAGAAGTAGAAAAGAAAGCAGAACGAGATGTGTTATCAAGATTCCGTTGGGAGCGTATCGATAAACCGTCTGCTGTCAGTGATTTTGGTGAGCTTGTAAACGAGCCGTATTCAGCGCCACTGGCTAGAAGATTTAGAAACGTACCGTCAGTTGTAGAGGAAAGGGCACAAAGGGCAGAAGAGTTTTTGCGTCAACCGACAGAGCCGTGGACGCCTCCTCCTCCTGGGTTGCAAGCGTTTGACCGGTCGCTCATTAAAGAAGCGTTAGAAGGTTTCCCTGGGGTAGAGCAGACGAGGTTCCCGCGGTATCAACCTGCGCGAGCAGATGTAGGTTACGTGGGAGAGATGTATGACGATCCGCGGAACCGAGAGCTTATCAAACAGCAGATTATGCGCGGGCTTCCGCTGGGGGGTGAAACTTTCTACGGGTCGTTGTATCCATTGAAGATGGCCGCTCTAGAAAGAGGGATTCCTGCGGAAAAGTTTGAGCAGTTCGTATATGAAACAGCCCCGGCATCTGCTCGTAATTCAATTATGAATGAGATGGCGGTAGGTCAGTTCTTGAGGGATATGAAAGCTAGAGGATTGCCGTTAGACGAAAAGACGGTAGCCGAAGAGATGGCGAAGTTCAAGCAACGATATGGCACGGGATTGCCATTGATGCCCGTACATCGACAAGGCGTTCAGCAGGTCATTGAAGGCGGTACAAACTTGCGAGAGCAGGTTAAAGCGGATATACCGACCAACTACAAGATCCCAACGTATGGAACGCAAAAAGCCGGTGACTTTGGGAAATCTGTTGTGTTGGATGTTCACGAAGCCGCTGGAGAAACCTTAGCAAGCCCGTATCACCCATATTTTACTCGGCAAGGCGGTTTCGGTTCTACGGAATATGGTTTGGCCGAATCAAAAATGTTGGATATAGCGAATGAGCTTGGCATTCCTGGTGGGATGGCGCAGGCGGGAAGGTGGTTTGGAGGGGGAGAGTTGACGGGTTTGAAGTCTCCTAGAGGCGATGCTCTAGACCTGTTAGAGAAACAAACTGCGTATACTCTTCAGGGGCAAGGCGTAAAGCCAACGCCTAAAAACATTCGCAACTACATATTGGATATGGTTGAAACGGGAGAGGGCGTGTTGATGCCCTACTTCAAATCCGAGGCTATGCCGGACGTTAGAACAAAAAAGAAAAAAGGCGGTTCGGTAAAGCTTGGCGGTCTTGTACAGTCTTATCAGTCTGGTGGAAAGGTAATTAGTCTTGCCGCAAAGTCAGCAAAAGCGGCGAAAGAGGCAAAGGTTGTTAAACCTATTGCAAAAGAAACAGCGCTATCGACGGTAGACTTTGCAGACAAAAACTGGAGAAGTGCAATTGATGATGTTGTTAAGTATATGAACAACGTCGGGGTGCCATATGCGCCGTGGCAGTTTATGCGAGATAAGCCAGACGTTCCTTTAGGGCGCATCATGGACGAGATTGAGCGAGATGTATATTTTGTCCGGTCAAACCCAATCCTGCCTGAAGGTCAAGTAAATTTACTTGAAGAGTTGTTTAAGAAAGCAAAGGAAGCGGAGGCTTCGTATACTAGGTCTGGAACGCCACGAGATCCGATGACTGGCGAGCCTACGATGGCTAGTGGCGGACTTGCGGTTTTAAGGAACAAACATGGCAACTGAATTCCCGATTGAGCAGGACTACGGCAGAGAGATCCCTGGTATTGGTGGTTTAGCTCAGGGAGACATGCTTCAAGAGGAGCCTGTAAATCTTGATGAATCCGAGATTGAAGAGCTGCCAGACGGTTCTGCGATCGTCAAACTTCCTGCCGGTCCAATGGAAGATCAAGACTTCTATGAGAACCTAGCAGACTCTGACGACTATGACAGTTATGAGATTGCCGGGTTTGCTCTGAGATACATTGAGCTAATTGAGAAAGACAAGGAAGCTCGCAAGCAGCGTGATAAGCAGTATGAAGAGGGTATTCGTCGAACTGGGATGGGGAACGATGCTCCTGGTGGCGCTACGTTCAACGGTGCATCCAAGGTTGTGCATCCGATCATGGCTGAGGGGTGTGTTGACTTTGCCGCTCGGGCGATCAAAGAGTTGTTTCCTGCGGATGGTCCGACGAGAACAAAGATTATCGGGGATGTAGACAAAGAGAAGATTGCGATTGCAGAGCGCAAGCGCGACTTCATGAACTGGCAGTTGACCGAGCAGATTCCAGAGTTCCTAGATGAGCAGGAACAGATGCTGACTCAACTTCCTTTGGGTGGATCGCAGTATCTGAAACTCTGGTACGACGAGAGGCAAAAGCGTCCTTGTGCGGAGTTCTTGCCGATTGATAATGTGATTCTGCCGTTTGCGGCGACGAACTTTTACACGGCGCAGAGGGTTACAGAGGTACATGATCTGTCGAACTATGAGTATCGGCAGAGGATTCGATCTGGGTTATACCGGGATACGAGTTACATCCGGGCGACGATGGATCCAGAGCCGACGAGTGCCCAGAAGGCTAATGACAAGATTGAAGGAAAGAGCCCGAACGATAACGAAGACGGTGTTCGTCGGGTGTATCACGTTTATACGTGGCTTGAGATTGAGAGCGACCCTTATACGAAGGGAGAGCTTGCCCCGTATATCTTGATGATTGATG